GTTGAAGGTGCCTCCATTGAAGACAAAGAAAAGTCCGATATTTATTCGTTGTATAATTTTATTACGACGAATGCTAGATCTTACCACTTATCTAAATCTAATGGAGGAGCTAATAAACTTAACCGTAGGTGGGAAATTATTGAATTCGTCTTCGAGTATGAAAGAGCTAAGGAAGCTCATCCGGAGATTAAAGAATTGAGCGATCCCCCTAAGCCAAAGCACTTTGATGATTGTCCCGATCTTTATAACTTTCTTCGTTACGATGTTAGAGTTATGAATAATGGTGATAATAACAATTTATACTTGACAGGAGAGTTGGTTACATCTTTCCGTAGTGTCGGTGAAATTGTTAAATATTGTTATGACCGCCGTGAATATTATGAGAACCAAAATAGTCGAGTTACAATGACTTGTCCCGAGTGTTTTGTTAATCCTAATGATTTTCCAGGTTCAAAGGAGTGCATTTGCGGTAAAACCAGTTTTGAAAAGGAGCAACAGGGATACACAGAGTGGTATTATCCCAGTATTTTTACTCTTGTTGGACTTTTCTTAGGTTATTTTGGCTCCCATTTCTTAAGCGGTAAGCTTGAGACGGTCTCAGGAATGGCCAATAAAGTAATGCAAGCAACGTCTATGGTAAATAATACCATTAGTAGCACAGTTGCTACTGCGAAAGTACTTGTTGCCATTTTGGCAGTTGCTTGGTGTGTGCGAATATTTTCTCTCTATTGGACTCCTAAAGAAGAAAAGCAAGGTAATATGGTTGTAAAGCCAAATATTCCTAAAGAGGAAGTTTACGTGCGCCCATTCGGTGGAGCAAGTTATGAATGGATAGGTCGTTCTTCCGGTAAGGAGATTATGTTTTCACGACGATCTAGAGGCTGGGTAAAAGACGGTATTTTCCTGGCAGAGTTCAGTTCTTGACTCGAGAAATCTTTATAGCCCCTCGCCATTACTTCTTCAATGAAACGAGTATATCTGAAGGAGAAACGTTTAAGTTAACTGTTGATGGGATAGATTCTGAAATAGTTTTTCGTAAAGATTGTTTTGTTAGGATTGCTAATCGGGATCTTGCTCTGTACTACGTAGTTCCCCTTAAAGGAGTTCGTGATATTTTGTGGGACAAGTTACCAGAAAAGACCTTTACAGGAGGAGATGTCTTATGTTTTGATCAAATTTATCGCAATTGTGATGTTAGTAGAAACGAAGGCCATGTCCCGGGGTTTGAAACCAAGTATGGTGATTGTTGTAACCCATATATAGCTGCTGGTAAGGTAGTTGGGCTTCATACTGGATATTTTTCTCGAGCCAACATAGCAGTTATGGAACTTGTTAGTCGGGAGCAGCTTATGCCTTATGTAGTGGAATTTAGCAAACGTGGAATGCCGTCTGGCCCTTTTGAAAGGCAAGTTGACTTTGTTGCTATGGGCTTACAAGGCCTTAGTGGAAGTAAGTTTGAAGATGCCTATCATGAGAAATCTGATTTTGGTTGGGGAGTCCGATTAGGAGAGTTTACCCCTGAATCTGTCGATCATATTCCCGTTGGCTATACTACCCATTATGCGAAATCTACTTGCAAACTGCGAGAAACTAAGATGTTTGACTTGTGGCCTGAATCCAAGGTTTTTGGGAAGCCACATATGGGTAAAGCTATTCCTGTCTGTGACATTTGTTTGTCCAGGAAAGAAAATTGTTTAGATCCCGATCATCCTACGGTTTATCGTGGTCCAGCAATTAAGCGATACCGAGCCTTTAATGTTCCTGGTTACCAAATTGATTTGGGAAAGGTAAAGACGTTGTAGATGCTTACCTAGCTGGGATTCCGAAACCAGACACCCCGTTGGAACCACTTGATTTATATCGGTGTATTGCCGGTGATCCGGTTAATGATTCTATGGGGCCCAGAGATAATCGAAAATCAATTGGGAAATGGTACGAAATACTTGGCTTAAAAAGAGAAGACCTCTTTGCTGAGCGCAGTGATGGTTCTCATGATGTGCATCCAACAGTGAGTAAGAATTTTGAGAGGTTAGACTCTATTTTACGGGACCCTACTCGGCCTATTTTTGAATGGTTCGCTAAGGCTACTCCAAAGAGTGAAGCTTTGCCAATTACCAAAGGCCAGACAGGACATGCTCGTTTATTTTATGTTTGCGACTTAGATTTCAATCTAGTTGGTCGAAAATATATCTTGCCTTTGATATCGTATCTAAATGAGCACCCGTATGAGTCGGAAATTATCGCGGCGATTGATGCATCAAGTAAACAATGGGATGACCTAGCAAAACACCTGCTAAAATTTGGTGATGGTCGTTTCTTTGATGCAGATGATGCTAGTATGGATATTAAACATCGAGGTTTTATGTACCTTGAAGCTATGTTCATGTTTAAACTCGCTAAGAAGTGTGGGTATGATGAGGTATCTGCTCTTGCTGTCCTTCGTTGGTGTTACGCCGGAATTCACCACTATGTGATCGTTAACGGGGAAATTTTCTCCGTTGTTGGAGGTCTCTGTAGTGGTCGAATGGATACTTTGCATGTAAACTCGATCATTCAGTCTTTGCGTATGCGGTATGCGTGGACAGAGTTAAATCTTCCCCTTGAAAATTTTAAGAAATTTATGGTTTTAGCCAACACAGG